TGATGTTCCCTCTTTTTATTCATGGGCAAACAGGAGCTTAGCACATGAGCTGGCGTGACCGCATCGACCCAGAGCTGGCCGGCTCCTACCGGGGCGTGCGCTTCCATGTGGAGCGCTCCGACACCACGGGCGGCCGTCGCTGGCTGATCCATGAGTACCCGCGCCGCGACCGGCCCTACGCCGAGGACATGGGAAGGAAGGCCCGCGAGTGGCGTCTGTCGCTGTTCGTGGCGGGCGATGACTACGACCAGCAGCGCGATGCGCTGATCGAGGCCCTGGACGCCCCGGGCGTGGCCACCCTGGTTCACCCATACCTGGGCAGCTTCAAGGCGGTGGCCAGCGACGTGCGCTGGAGCGAGAGCACCCGCGACGGCGGCGTGTGCAGCTTCCAGGTGACCTTTGCCGAGGCGGGCGAGGAAGCCTACCCGGCCACCACGGTGGACACCCAGCGAGAGGTACGCCAGGCGGCGGACCTGTTCGAGGAGGAGCTGAGCCAGGACTTCGCCGACAAGTGGAGCGTGGACGGTCTGCTGGGCTGGTCGCTGGTGGCGGTGGAGCGTGACCTGGCGGCGGTGGTGCGCGGAATTGAGGACGTGGTGGGCGGCATTGCTGACCAGCTGGCCGACCAGATCCGCGCGCCGATGAATATGGCGGGCATCGTGCTGGGCGGCTACAACCGCCTGCGCAACGCGGTGCTGCGCCCGGTGAAGGCGCTGGACCTGTACAGCGGCAACACCATTCTGGGCAACAAGGACAGCGGCGGCGGTGGCCGTGTGCTGCTGACGCCTGGCACGCCGACCCGCGCGGCCCGGCTGATGCTGGACACCGGCACCAGCAGCGACAGCGTGACACCGCCAACGGCGGACACCCCGGAGCGCATCCAGCGCGCCCAGAACACCGTGGCGGCCCGGCAGCTGAACGGCCGCGCGGCCACCGTGGCAGCGGCCCGCCTGGTGGCGGACACCGACTGGATGAGTCGCCAGGATGCGATCGCGGCCGGCAACGACACCCTGGCGTTGATCGACGCCCAGATGACCACCGACGAGGCGATCACCGACAGCGTGTACGGCGCCCTGGTGGCGCTGCGCGCGGCGGTCTCCGAGGACCTGCGCACCCGGGCGGTGGCCCTGCCGGGGCTGATCACCTACACGCCGCAGACGACCCTGCCGGCGCTGGTGGTGGCCCACCGGCTGTATGGCGACGCCACCCGGGCGGACGAGATCGCGGTGCGCAACAACGCCCGCCACCCCGGCGCCCTGCGCGGCGGCATCGAGCTGGAGGTGCTGAGTGAGTAACCGCGAGCCGGTCGTGCTGCAGATTGGCAGCCAGCGCCACCAGGGCTGGCAGGAAGTGCGCATTCGCCTGTCCCTGGAGCAGATCGCCGACAGCTTCGAGCTGACCCTGACCGAGCGCTGGGCCGAGTCCGGCCTGGTGCGTCCGGTGACGCCGGGCGAAGCCTGCACGGTGCACGTGGGCGACGAGCTGGTGGTGACCGGCTACCTGGACGAGGTGCTGCCGGACTACGACGCGACCAGCCACACCATCGCGGCCAGCGGCCGCAGCAAGGCGGCGGACCTGATCGACTGCAGCGGCAAGGACCAGCGCTTCGACGGCCAGACCCTGCTGCAGATCGCCACCGCCCTGGCCAAGCCCTACGGCATCGAGGTGATCGACACCGTGGGCGCGGACAAGCCCTTCCGGGAGTTCGCCCTGGAGGATGGCCAACCGATCGCCGAGGCCATCGAGCGCGCGGCACAGATCCGGGGCGCGCGGATCGTGAGCGATGCACGGGGCCGCCTGGTGATCGTGCACGCGGTGCAGCGGGAGATCCGCACGCCGCTGGAGCTGGGCGGCAACATCCGCAAGGGCTCCGGGGCGTTCAGCGACCGCGACCGCTTCAACACCTACATCGTGGAAGGTCAGACGCCGGGTACCGACAGCTGGAACGGCGAGGACGCGGCCGGCCCCCGGGCCGAGGCGACCGACCCCCGCGTGCGCAAGCCGCGCACCACCCTGATCGTGTGCGACACCCCGGCCGATGGCGCGGACTGCAAGGTCCGGGCGGAGCTGGAGGCGCGCATGCGCTGGGCTCAAGGCCGGGGCGTGACCTACACCGTGGGCACCTGGCGGCATGAGCAGGGCGTGTGGCGCCCGGGTGACCTGGTGCAGGTGCGCGATGCCTACCTGGGGCTGAATGAACAGATGCTGATCAGCGACGTGCAGCTGATCGAGAGTAACGAGGGGCGCACCGCCGAGCTGCGCGTGGCCCCGCCGGCGGCGTTTGAGCCGGTGCCGGTGCCTGAGCCTGAGCCGAGCGGCGAGACCGCCGCGTGGGGGTTCTGATGGCAGACCAGAGACGGACCTGGCAGCGCCTGATGGGGCCGGTGTGGCGGCGCATCCGCCTGCTGGTTTCCCGGGGCGTGCTGAAGCTGGTGGACGACAGCCTGAAGCTGCAGGGCGTGCAGGTGTCGCTGCTGGGTGGTGAGCCCGCGTGGGCCGAGCGCTTCCAGGATTACGGCTTCACGGCGCACCCGCACCCGGGCGCCGAGGCCATCGTGGCGGCCGTGGGCGGTGCCCGCGCCCACCTGGTGGCGCTGGCGATCGACGACCGCCGGTACCGGCTGAAGCAGCTGGCCCAGGGCGAGGTGGCCATGTACGACGATCTGGGCAACGTGATCCTGTTCAAGCGCGACAAGATCCAGGTGCAGGCGGTGCAGCACCTGGAGGTGACCGCGCCGACCTGCCACATCACCGCGACCACGACCCACGACGGCAACGTGACCATCAACGGCAACGTGGTGGTGGACGGCAACATCAACGCCACCGGCGACATCACCGATGGCGTGGGCTCCATGCAGGGCATCCGCGACACCTACAACGGGCACAACCACCCGGGCGACAGCGGCGGCACGACCGGCACGCCTAACCAGGGGATGAACTGATGGACATTGCATTGCGATTCGACCCGGGCGCCAAGCGCTTCGATCTGGACATCGAGGGCGGCGACCTGGCCACCGACGAGGGGCTGGAGACGGCGGTGATCCTGTCGCTGTTCACCGACCGCCGCGCCCTGGAGGAGGACCGGCTGCCGGACGGCACCAGCGACCGCCGGGGCTACTGGGCAGACGCTTATAACGACCGCCCGCACGGCTCCCGCCTGTGGCTGCTGCACCGGGAAAAGGAGCAGGACGAGGTGCTGCGCCGCGCCCAGGTGTACGCCGAGGAGGCGCTGGCCTGGCTGGTGGAGGACGAGGTGGCCGAGGCCGTGGAGGTGGAGGCGTGGCACATGCGCCGCGACACCCTGGGCCTGCGGGTGGTGATCCGGCGCGGCGAGCGCGCGGTGCTGGAACGGCAATATGACTATGTGTGGCGGAACGCCGCATAACGGAGGGGTAAATGGCGTTTAAACGGCCTTCATTACCGGAGCTTTTGGCGCGGGTCGACCAGGACCTGCTGTCCCGGCTGCCGGGTGCGCAGGCGGCGCTGGCCACGCGCCTGACCAAGGCGCTGGCGACGAGCCAGGCCGGGGTGACGCACGGCCTGTATGGGTATCTGCAGTGGCTGGAGCGCCAGCTGTTCCCGGAGACCTGCGACGACGAGCTGCTGCACCTGCACAGCGCCGGCGTGCCGCGCCGCCAGGCAGCCAAGGCCACCGGCGAGGTGACCTTCGAGGGCAGCGACGACGCGGTGATTGTCACCGGCACGCGGCTGCAGCTGGATGGCCAGGAGTACGAGACCACCGAGGAGGCGGTGATCGCCGCCGGCACGGCCACGGCCGCCGTGGAGGCGCTGGAGGCCGGCCTGGCCGGTGATCAGGACGCCGGCGCGGAGCTGCGCCTGGTGTCGCCGCTGCCGGGTGTTTCGGCGGCGGCCGTGGTGGGTGCCGATGGGCTGCGCGGTGGTGCCGATCTGGAGACGCACAGCAGCTGGCGCGATCGCATCCTGCTGCGCCGGGCGCGGGTGCCGCGTGGCGGCGCCCAGGGCGACTGGGAAGGCTGGGCGCTGGAGGTGCCGGGTGTGACTCGTGCCTGGGAGGACCCGCTGGGCATGGGGCCGGGCTCCGTGGTGCTGCGGATCATGGCGGACGATGCCAGCGACGGCCCGCTGCCCTCGCAGCAGCTGCTGGACGCGGTGCTGGCTTACATCGAGGAGCGCAAGAACGTGCAGGCCCAGGTGTACGTGGTGGCGCCGGATACCCAGGCGTTCGCGCCGGAGCTGATCGTCACACCGGACACCGAGGAGGTGCGCAGCGCCGCCGCCCAGGCCCTGGCGGACCTGGTGGAGCGCGAGGGCGAGCCGGGCGGCACCCTGCTGATTTCCCGCATCCGCGCGGCGATCAGCCTGGCGCCTGGCGTGGAGGACTACGACCTGCAGTCGCCCACCGCTGACGTGACCCACGCCGCGGGCGTGCTGCCGATCTGGGGAGGCGTGACATGGGTGCAGGGCTGACGGGTGCTGACTATCGCGGGCTGCTGTTCAGCCTGCTGCCGCCGGGCATGGTCTGGCCGACCGAGCCGGAGAGCAACCTGCAGCGGCTGCTGGACGGCAGCGCCCAGGAGTTCGCCCGGGTGGATGCCCGCGCCCTGGAGCTGCTGGCCGAGGCGGACCCGCGCCAGGCGGATGCGCTGTTTCCCGAGTGGGAGAGCAGCTACAGCCTGCCCAGCGAGTGCGCGCCGACCGAGCAGAGCCTGGCCGATCGCCGCGTGGCGCTGATCGGGCGGATCGTCGGCCGGGGCGGCATGCGCCAGCAGGACTATATCGACCTGGCCGGTGCGCTGGGCTACGAGGGGGCGCAGATC